AGCTCCCGCTTCGCCTTTAGTAAACGTGGCCAACATAATCACCCAATCGCCACTTGTCCTCTCTGGCTCCACTGCGACCTGCAATACCTCGATCTTCGCCGCGGCAGAATTCCCTTTCAAGACAATCTTATAATCATCAGCCGTCAAACTGCTCACCGCAATGAACGGAGCAATCGACGCATTGATTTTAGCTCCCTCAAATTCAGGGTAATAGGTAGTCATCCCATTTGCCGTGACTGTCCCCAAGCCAATGCGTAATTCTCCATGAGCAAACAACGGAACATAACGATGTCCTTTCCCATTCTCTACCGGCCTGACAGGAGAGTTGAGCCCACGCGCCACCGCGCTCTCACCCGCCCACAATGCTCTTAACCCATCTTGTATGGCTTCAATCCGCTCCGGACTAGCCACCTGCGAGGGGCGCATTCCACGCTTTACAGGCGTGAGCTTTGACAGAAAATCATTCACACCGTTACGTAACGGTCAACTGCCAATCAAGGTGCGTAAATGACAGGATTCCACCCACCACTCGCACTCAGCATCCATGACTTGCGAATGGCATAGACACTGATTCGCTCCGTGTAGGTCAATCCAATATAAAGCCAGTCGCACCCCGTGTAGGAAGGAGGGCCACCTTCGGGCGTGTCGATTTTCCCCACAAACCCACCATCAGTCGGTTTCGTTTTACTCGTCCAGCTTTTATTCCACACGGTATTACTCGGCCCTAGATAGCCGGTCGTCCCTGCGAATGGATTGCGAGAACCGTCATCCAAGATCAATCGGAATTTATGAAAAATCCCACGCTTATCATCAGCGGTGGGCGTGCCATCTTCATCAATGAACAATGCCCCATTGATCGGCGCACTGGGCTTGCCAGCAATCAACGTGATGAATTTTTCATGCGTCTCAATCGGCTCGGTATTTGTGTTGCGCTGCAGTTCGTGTACGGGGCGAGTATCAATCACTTCCGATCCCACGTAACTGCAATCCACCAATATACGCCCTGGTGTGAGAGTCATGTCTCGATCCTCTAACATCATCCACGGCACACGCGGATGCACATCACCCACCGCTGGCAGTAAGTCATAACGATCAGCCAAAATACTGAACCTACACCGCCCCGTCCACATGCCAAAGCGGTCACTTTTCAGCTTGCCGCTATGCTCTAAAATTATCGGTTTACTACCATGAACCTGCATACCGTTACGTAACGGTCAACTGCCCATCATCACCAATCGTCTTCCACTGTCTCACGGGTATTATCTCTGATCTGTTCCAGCACTCGCGTTGCCTTTTCCAAAGCCCTAGCTTGTGGGTCGTTTCCATAAACGCCACCACCGCCACCGATCGCCGCAAGGCTCCCCGCTACCACCGTGCCTTTTTGCTCAAATAATTTACTAAGGATCCGTTCACCTTGTGAAATCTTCATCTCCTTCGTTGCCAGACCATTTGCTTCCTCTTTGCTAAAGCCTTCTTCACGGAGCTGCTTGGCTCGCGTAACCCTCGCCTGCTCATCCTGCTTGCGCTCGTCCTGTTTCATTAGCGCCTTGGCTCCTTCATGATTGCCTTGCAACTTCATCATCCGTGCCTGCATCCCGCTCATGCCAGAATCCACACCAGCTCGCGTCGCATTTTGCTTTTCGGCTTCGTCACGCTTCCTTGCGGATTCTTCCATTTTTTGCTGCTCCGCATATTCCTCCATGCGCAGCTTTACATATTTTTCTTGATTAGCACTACCGCCCATTTCCTTTGCATCGCGCAAGGCGGCCGCTTTCTCAATCTCATACTCACGCTTGGCAATCTCCGCCCGTAAGCCAGCCGCTTTCCCTGTTTCGCCAGTGCGCTGTGCCTCGCCTAGCTTCCTCTGCAAATGCCCTAACACCATCGCCTGTGCAATCATTTCACGCTTCTCTTTCGCTTCTTTACTCAACGCTTCCATCTTCGCGGTTAAGATCGCACTCTCGCGATCGTAACTTTGTTGGGCAATTAAGCCGCCTTGTTTTTTCAACTCAAGTTTTTCGCGTTCGATTTCTAGCAATCGCGCTTCCCGATCATCACCCTTCATCGCAATACTATCCACGGCCGCTTCCCCATCGAGCCGCGCCCGGATGACTTCATACGCTAACTTTTTCTTTTCCTCAGCCGCACGCACCGCTTTATCTTCTGACGTATCATCGACACGACGCGCTTCCAATTCGTTCGATTTATTCAATCCTTCTTTTCGATCGTTTGCGCCCCATGAGCTAACACCCGCTTGATTCGCTACGGACTTAGTTGCCGCATCTCTTTTGAGTGCAATATCCAAATTCTTTTCCGCTTCCACTCGTCCATCTTCTTCGGCATCAGCCAGAGCCTTATGCGCGTCCGTTAGCTCATTGGCCGCCGCAATCATCTGATCATACGCCGCGATCTTCGCATTCAACACCATCTGCTCACTTCCACTACCGAGCTGGGCGGATAGCTCGCCACCGCCACCAGCACGCCTGGACTGAATTTCTGCTAACTCTTTTTCTAAAACGATCTTCTTCTGTAATGCCGCCGCATTTTCATCAGCAGTCGCCCACGCATCTTCACCGGAGCCCGTAGCCAAAATGTCACTTTTCGTTTTCGCCAGATCGCGCAAAATTTGCTGCTCGCGCAAGGCATCTTCTTGACCAGCAGCGGTAGCCGCATCAGCGCGCTTTTCCGCGGCCGCTTCCAATTCTTCTAACTCAATCGCAGCACGGCGACGTTCTTCGATCACTGCCAATCGCTTCTCTGCCATCGCCAGTGCTTGCTCGGGGCCGCGCTCAGAAACGATATCCTGTGTGGATCTTTCTGCCGCGATCGCGTCAGCACGTTTTTGACTATCCCGATCATACTGGTTTTCGCTTTTCTCCACCTTGCCACTTTGCCCACGTACGGCGCCTAACTGCTCGCGCAATTTCTCAATCCGCGCCGCCGCCAAATCTTTCATCTTCCCATCAGTGGTAGTCTCCATCGCATCATACGCTTTCGATAGTTCACTAATCACCGCCGCTTCCTGCCTACGCAGATCGATCTTGGTGCGTATCTCTCGAGTCTCTTGATCCATTTTAGAAAGCAGCGCATCAGTGCTTTTCGCATATTCATCCTGTTTCTTTTTTGCGGCTTCCGATTGATCGCTAAAATGCTTGAGAGTCATGCCCACGGCCACCAATCCCGCGACGATCAGAAACAATGGATTCGCCAACATCCCCACAGCCAGAGCTTTGAACTGTGCGCCGACAAAACGGATCGCCACACCCATGCCGCGCATGGTCAGCCCTGCCACTTTCGTTGCCGCTGTCACCCCGTTCGTGCTCACAATGTTTCGCGTAGCAGCACCCGCGGCTTGCATGTGTGCCACCGCTTCGGCTTTGAGCCCTGCCGAATTTGCTCTAATCGCCGACAGCAATGAAATTTTAATGCTCTGCAATTTCGCCATCACGCCAACACTACTGCCCTGGGCTGCATTCAACATCATCGTCGATTGTGCCGCCGCTTTATTCCCTGCCGCCACCATGAGGATCTTTGCCACAAATGCCGCCATCGATGCGCCAGCCGTGAGCGTGAACGCTGCCGCCAATCCGATCACTCCTTTAATCAACCATGTGATAGCAGTGCTGAAACCATCGATGCTAGTCACACTTTCCACCGCTTTGTTCTTCATGCGCTCCCACCAATTACTCACATCACCAAACGCCTTGCCCATTTCTTCGGCCACCGGCTGCACCGATTCCATCATCGCGATACTACTTTTGATGCCAGCCTTTTCACCTTCCATGAAATTAGAACTGAATCCCGCTTGCAAGCTCATCTTGGTATCGTCATAGGTCGATTGTAACCCTTCGAGAGATTTACTCATGTTATCCATCGCACCCTTGTTGCGCTGCATCTCCGCTTCCACAATACGCCAGATCGCCAAGCCGCTCGTATTCGTCGCTTGCAGACTTTCAATCTGATTGCGCGTCGCACCTGTAATCACGCCCATCTCCTGCAAGCGCATCGCCGCTTCTCCCACTGGCCGTCCACTCATCAGCCCATCGTAAAGCCGCCCCACACTGCGAGCCGCTTCCGCTAACCCTGCATCAGCTACGGCAGCCGAGTCACCGACCAGTAACATTCCTGCTTTCCCGCTCAATGCTCCTTTTGTGAGATTCTCCAAAATCTTATTCGCTTCTGCCGTTTCCTCCAATCGGAAAGGTGTCTTCGCCGTGAACTCCATCAGCTCCTTCACTCGATCACGCGCACGTTCCATGCTGCCAAGTAGCGGTCTGAATTGAATCGTCATGCGCTCCAACGTAGCCGCCGATGTCATACCGAGATCCTTCCACGCACTGACTAAGCGTTTGGTCATCACCAAGAACGCCAGCGATGCTCCCACACCCAGTTCTAGCGGCCCGAGAACTTTGGACATAAAAACGGAGCGCACTCCCGCCCATATCGCCTGCACCTTGCTGCCACCACTCGCCAGAATTGCCACCGGCTCTAAAAGTGAACCCGTGAAATCAGCCCATTGGCTTTTCAGCTTGCCGATGCCAGAGCTTTGAACTACGACGTTCGCGGTAGTAGTCGTTTGATTATTCGCCATACCGTTACGTAACGGTCAACCCCTGAGCTTTCTTTTCTGCCGCCTTCTCCGCAGCATCTTTCCTCTTGCGTTTTGCTTCGGCAATCATCGCCTTGATCGCTTCACCATGTTCAGCCAAGCCACGCTCGAACTGTTCATCGTGTTCGGTCTTGATCCCCATGTCCACGCCACGGTGCATGTAACATGCCGTGCAATACCATTCCGCTTCCCCAGGACTCAATGACCACACCGTGTCAGGCTCCCATCCACCGCTGGCACGGACAACGCCGCAGACGAGAGATAACAATCCGGGCATAGATTCATACGTCGGCTCATTACTATCACCGCCACCACCGCCACCGTTGCGTTGCGGGGCGCAGCCATGATCTTCCATGTAAGCCAACAGCAATTTGTATTCCTTTGACAGATCGCCGCGCCATGCGCGCCACAAGAATACCCACGCTTCCCACCATCGAGGGCCGCGACTCATCAATCGTTTCACCCGATCATCGATATGATCGAACGGCAACTGACAAATCCTCACCGCCAGCTCCACGGCTGGCCAGTCCACGGTACCACCTACCACCGCACTGCACTCTAATGCTTCCAACCAAAATCGATGGCGCAGGGTGAACCGCGACAATCTCCTGCCAAAAACCACATGCTCCGTATGAGCAAATGCTTCATAAAACCGCTCTTTATTCGTCATCACCGTTACGTAACGGTCAACACAGGCACAAAAAAGCGACGAGAGGTTGCCCCCTCGCCGCTGCTACACATGCTATCAACGGAAAAATCTTATGCCAAACCAGTGACGTTTTTATGCGACTTACCAGTAAGCTCGGCCTTGGCGTAGTCCTTGTTATTGAGATCTTCTTTGCGTCCCATCACAATGAAGTAACGACCTGCAAACTCAAACGACAAACCATCCTCGAAAAGCTCCTTGTCCACCAAGTAACCGCTGAGAGTGAAATCCACCGTGTCATCACCGACTACCACGCTATCGACTTCTCCATCTTCATTTTCAGCCTGAGCAGAAAACTCCGGCGTGAAGTTAAGACTGAGCGTTTGCGGCTTCACACCTACTGCGGCCGCGATCGCTAACGCAGAGGCATCATTGAAGCCAAAAATATAATCACCGTTCCCATGTTTCGTAAAAGCCATGCCTTTATGCGTGTGTCAACTTTACGCTCTACCAGCCCCCGCCGTGATAAAAAACACATCGGCGTAAACCTTTTCTCCACGCGGCCCAGTGACCTGCACTTCTTCATGTCGATGCAGATCGAACCCATACAAGCGCACATTCCGCAGCTCGTCCACGCAGCCGATAGGTGTCGCTTCGATCGCATCATAAATCGCTTTCACCGCGTCATGATGACCAACCACTGCACCACCACCTTCACGATAAATATCAGTGACCACTACCACCTTTACTTCTCCGTGCCAGACATCGGTGCCGCCAACGATCTGATCGAGTTCTTCAATTCGCACCACGGCGAACGGCGGTACCGCAGCAGCATCACGCCTCTGGGCATAGACGGGCATACTCACCCGTATCGACAAATCATCTGCCCATGCTTCTGATAAAGAATTCCTCATAAATCGTTCATCGCCTTATCTACTTCTTTTTGCCACTTGGCACCGTCCCATCCCATCGCCGCAATCACAGCCGCCTGACCTTCGGTTTCTGCAACAGGAGCCACTTCTTTCGCCGCAGCATTTAATTTCTTTTCCGCTCCACGTAGCTTGATCGGCAATCGATCTAGCCAATCGCGTAACCCATTCGTGAATGATACTTTCGCCCCGAACATCTTATAGATTTTTGACAAAATTAGTAATCGCACCGGAATACACCGCCGCCACCGCTTCATGCTTGTCCTTGTAGAACGCCCACTCGGTAGGATTAGAATGGAAGAACGGCTCCACCAGAACAGCCAAGCCCGGTGACTTAATCAGAAAACCCGCACCATCGCCCAATGGTGTATGATACGTGCCTTTATCCTGACGTGCGCGGGATTGCGGGAATGTCTTTTGCCATTCTTTCGCGAAGGCCGTAGCCAGCCCCTTAGACGCATTGTAGTGGAACTGATGTCCATTGGCGCGAGCATCATCCACATCATTATAGTGCAGCTCCACGCACACAAGATTTTGCGGCTGTGCTTTTTTCACTGCCGCCGCCATCGCCGTCTGCCGCGCTCCATAAGGCTTGAGCGTATGAGTATAGCAAAACACATCGAACCCCGCAGCACGGAGTTGGGCATCCATGAATGACTGCACTTTCAGGTTGTAGGCACGCTCACCAGCCGCACCGCCACCTGGCTCATGACCGACTACGATCGCAATCTGCTTGCCCATTACTTATTGCCCTCCTGCTCTACTACGATTTCCTCGACCTTCTGCTCGATCACGATTTCCGCGACTTTCTGCATCACGGGAACATCTAGCCCATACGTGCGAGAACCATCTGGCCCAACTCTTAGAGTGCAAGCGGAGTTAGCCAACAATAGACATACCAAAAATGCTTTAGTGAGTTTCATCAACAATAACCAAGCGTCAACCATCATAATCTGGCTCACTAGGCAACGAGATCGCACCCCACCAAAAAATAAGCAGATCTTTCATACTTCATCACATAAGGGAAATACAGACATTCCAAAAATTGAAACCACACGCCATTGAACAAGTATTCCGCATGCTCATCTCTCCCAGACGTCCGTATATCACAGCGAGAACCGCGCGGCGCGGGGTGCCCCAAAAAACACCTGATATACGCACGATCCCCAAAAAAAATCCTTGCAATATAAGAAAAAACCCTGTTTTCTTATCCCGCTAAGCCCGTGTGATATATCACTGCGGGATCCTACTAATAAAGACTGTTCTGCAAGAAAGATACCTTCTTATGAGTCTCCGTGATGAAGTCTATAAACTGATCGATATTGAAAGAGAGAAGCTTACACAGCGCGACGTGGTGCACGCCAATCGCGAAGAACGAAAGACCATCATCTTTTATCCGGTGAAGAGTGTGATTACTGAGATCCTATCCGCTGCGCCTGAGTTCGCGCAGGCTACCTACCATTCGACAGGGGCTTGGATCAAGATAGGTCGTGATTTGCCCAGCGGACGGACAGCCGAGATTACTTTGACCGTAAAAATCGATTTCGAAAGAGAATATCCGACCTACGCTGATGGTGAGCCTTATTTCACGGTAGTGGAAGAGCGACACTATGACTTCAGTGGGTTTCAGCCGAGCGAGACATCAAGTTCAAAGAAGAAATTCACGACCGAATCCGAGCTAGCGGAGTATTTGGCTGGGACGTTCGTAACGATAGTAGCTTCCGCGCGACATTCGGCGCAGTTGAAAGAGAAATCAAAAAGACAGAACGGGCCGAACAATGCGGCAGAGCCAACACCCATGTCCGTCACGGCTCCTCCTGAGCAGGAGCCGTGACGGACATAGTCGTGCCTCTCCTCTGCGTTGTGCAGAAAATCCCCCAATTCAACGATCAAGAATAAACGAACACTTACATGGACAATATCTACTTACATCACGACAATGAGCAAATTGGACCATTTACAGAGGAGAAGATAAGACGCTACCTCGAAGAAGGTAGGATTCAGCCCACGACATTGGCATGGGTAGAGGGTGCTGCTGACTGGAAGCCGATTTCTGAGATGTTGGGTTTAGCGTCTACGCCACTCGCGACAACTCCACCTCCACTTCAAAATGTTCCAGCGGTGCCGCCCCCACCCATTCAAAGTTCCGAATCTGTCGAGATGAAGGCTTGTCAGTTTTGTGGTGAGCAGATTTTGAGAGTTGCGCAGAAGTGCAAGCACTGTGGATCAGACCTTTCAGGAAGTAAGGCAAATGCCGCCACCACTAAGGATAACTACGAAGAGCTTGCTAAGATTATCAGGAGATGTTCTCCGAATTCCAAGCAGATTGGCAAGAGGCTGTATTTGTTGGATGCGATTACAGCACAAGCTGTAGCCAAGGCGAAGAGCAAGTATGCTCAAGCTATCTCTCCAACAGAGCGACCGGTAATTCTTTATGAGTTCACGGGTCTTTTTGATCTTTGGATGTGTGGATTTGTCCTGACGGATCGAAACTTTTATTATTTCGGAATTGATGATTACAAGTCGCCGAGGAGTGGGTCGCGATTAGGTGTAATTCCCTTGGGACAGATACGTGGTCTATTTTTTAAGGAGTCGGGGCTTTTAGAAGGTTGGGATCATTTTATAGTGAATGGCATGGGACCTGAACAGTCCCGATTGATTCCAAAGTTTTTTGAATTGAAGGATAATGAACGGGAGTTACTGAATCGGATATTTGTGGCGTTGCAGCCCATATTTGACGAATTGGCCAGTGGCGCAGCTACCGCTAATCCTGGTCAGTTTTTAGCATCTGGCGCAGGTATGCCACAGAGCGCAGCTTCAAATCCATTGCTGGCGGCACCCGAAGCAAAGCCCGGATGTTTCAAGTCGGGATGCGGGTTGATCATTGGTTTGATTCTCCTTGGAGTTGGTCTTCTCGCGCTATTAGGAGGATTAGGATTTCTAGGATGATAAATACAATTTCACACATCACAAACATATGAACAAACAAACTAAAGAAGAATTAGCAAAGTCAGAGTTGAGTGTCTTGTCAGTTTTGAGAGATCGCCTTAACACGGCCATTACTCTATATGCTATTACCGACGATGATATTAATAATACTCAGGTATTCGATAAGGCCAGAGCATTAGCGAAGAAAGTCATCTGCACCACAACATATTTTTTCATACTAATTTCTTTTGCTACCTCTGGACTAGCTGCCGAAACATCCGAAGAGATTAAAAAAATTGATTCGAGACTCGAAGAGCTGAAAACGATATATTATCAAGAACAAGCAATAATCAACGGCTACACTAAAAACCGAACTGTGCCTGTGCGTGAGGGCTCAAAAGAATATTTAGCCTGTCTTAATGCTTCTAAACGCATAGAACAGGCGCAAACAGAAGCAGCAGCACTGAAACGAAAAAGAGCAGAGGTTAACGATGGGCTAGCAAACAATCCTGCGAGAAAATCTCCTGAAAACCTCGAAGCAAACGATCGTGACAGCAAACCTGCCCAAGACATTGCACAAAAAGACACACAAAAACCTGTAGAAATTAGGGAATTTGAGTTCGAAAAAGTGAAATCTAAGGGAGACGCTAAGAAGCAATCCACTCTTGTTTTCAAAGGATTTTATCTAGGTATGCCGGGCGAAGACGCGCAAGGCCTGTTGAATCATTACCTGAAGCTTCCACAAGCTACAAGCAATCCACTCAAACGCGTAAACCCGGGTCTTTTCGGGGCTCCAGACGAAGGTCCATATTGTATTGTTACTGATGAAGAAGGACGGTATGTCGCTAAGAGAAACAGCATGGATCATTTTGCTTTGTTAGACGAGCAGGGTGCGGTTAAGGAGTTTTTCGTGTCTGCTGAAATACGAGATGTATTATTTGACTCAAAAGAAACTCCACTTGATGAGTTTATGCAGACATTTATAGATCAATACGGACTTCCAGAACTCGATCAAACTCTTGAAATAATAAAAATCTTGAACCAAGACATCGGCATTCAGACTTTTTTTGTTCATAGAAGCCCAAAAGGTTATGAATTGAAGTTTTTTGGCAAGCTAATCCCAAACCCCGGAAGGGATAAGTTAACCGATGGCGATGTGGGCGGTTTTTCTGTCAAACCAATCAAAACGGAAGAACAGAGAAACAAAAAGTTTGATTGATGTTTACCCGCCCCAGCGAACTGGAGCGGGTGAAATGAGGGTTCAATCGCGCATGCGCGGTTACGACAAGGCATCTTGATATCTAACACTAAAAAAGAGGCACAACAAGACGCTCCATCCAACGGCGGGCAACGACCTTCTTTGAATTCGGGCTTCCATCCCCGCCAGTGAGCTTTGCGTTACTTCACCATCCACATCTTGATGAAAACAGAAGCCACCACAACGATCACGTTGAGCTTATACCAAAAAAGACTTTTCCGAATAAGAGGGGCAATTTTCTCAGTCATCTCTTTCATTTCGTTTTCCACTTTTGTGACTCTGGCCAAATATTGCTGCATAAAAATTCAGAATTTTAGGTAACGCAAAGCGCAAAGCAGTTACGCCGACCGCGCCCAAGAAAAATGACGTCGCTCCAGAGGCAAAGGGAAGAGGCCAATATGGATATTTCTCCAGCAGATAATAAACCACCAGCGGCGAAAGTAAAAACCCACAAAAAAAATTAGCAATCCAGCATTGCCGGAACGTAATGCTACTGATGGGAAAAACGGTGCTGCCTAAATAACCTGACGCTACAGAACCTATGCCGCAAAAAGCCGCACACGCGATCTGCTTGACCATATCAGGATTAAGCGCGTGTGCTAGTGGCGACTGCGCGATGGTCGCCGCCACAGTAGAGCATAGCCCCATCACTGCCCAATCAAGTTTGTGTTCTAGTAGTGGTGTCATGGCCGTTTTGCGTTAGAGGGTGTTACAACTTCGCGCCGATAGTCACCGTGCCATCTTTATTAGCTATGTAAGCATGAGTTGGCAGAGAGATGTCTGGTGCAATCTTAGCGGCAATAGCAACGGAGATGATCAACTTGGTTAAATCACCATGCGTTGTAAACATAGCGGCTGCATCGGTTCCAAACACGTCAACAGCTTCCTGTGGAGTAAGACTTGGATTGCTCCAAATCTCGTTCATCGTTGTTTTCTGTTGTGTGCAAAGTTGGCGATAGGTTTGCTGACCGAGCAAGTCGATACGTTGCTTGAGCGCTTCGATTGCTTGCAGTTTAGGCAGCACTGGTTTGGTAGTTTCGTTTTTGATATTCTCGAACATAATTTTGCTTGTTAGATTTGAAGTTAGTAAACACGAACGGTTAATAGTTGGTAACCTATACAACGAATTTCAAGGGTTTCCCCACCTGCCAACGCTGTAGGCAGTGAACCACTAAAAAGTGTTGCCCAAGTAGTCCAATTCAGTGTTGCTATACTCGACATTTGATCACAGCTTAGATAGAAAACTGCACCCGTATTATACTCGAATTCGTAGCCTGCAAATCCCAGGTCTATGTATATTACTGCTCCACTAGTTCCAGTGTGGTAGTAACGTGATTCTGCGTTTACTGGTGGGGTAATACTTAATGCATCCCAGTCGGTCGGTGACGTATGTAAGGTGCCAAAGACATAAGCACCCGATGTAAGAATGATACTTCCATCGTTGGTTATTGATCCATTGTTAGTTACTGTTCCATTGTTGTCAAATGTTCCACTTGCGTTGTCAAATGTTCCACCAGTGTTGCTAAATGATCCACTATTGTTGTAAAATTGCCCACTATTGTTGTCTAGTGTCCCCAACCCATTATCAAAATAAGAGCCAAGCACAAATGTGTAAACGGTATCTGGTGTGTTTAGGGGTGTCCACAAAGCACCACCAGCTGTTGAATCGGTGCATAAGAATCTCTGCCCGTCAACGGTATGCCAGAAACTATCAACGCGATACCCTTGAGTCGAATCATTGACGTTGCCAACAGGCGCGGCATTCTGCATGTCGGTTAGAATGATCGTCTCCGCATCTGCGTCACGATAGTAGTTTGCACCCAGCGACCAGTCCTTTCTGTAGTTGGCAGTGCATGTTTGACGAATACCACCGGTAGGAGCTTCGCTGATTGAGCTTACGTTGTTGAAGTCAAGAATACCTCCCGAAAGAACTTTCAGGAGCTTCGCCATATTGGTTGATAAATTTACGTCGCTCATATTTTATAAAATTACAAATGGATTACCTTCGTCATCACAGAAACGTTCTGTGCCGTCTTCGTTAAAGATGTAGCTATAAGACTCTGGTGCGGGAGAAGGTTCCGAATTGAACCATCCCACAGTAAACTGCAATCCTATGCCGATTCCTAAATCCATAAAATTAACGGAATGCCACAATATCAGTGGCAGTTGTGTCCGTGGCATTTACCCGCAAAAATCCACCACTCAAGCGCGTTCCTGTCGGGATATTTTTTAACACCACAACGGCACCGCTAAACATTTTCAGGCTCACATGGCCACCCGTCCCAAAGTAAAGAGCGCGTGCGAGATTCATGTCAATAGTGTCATGTGGCGTGACTGCTTCTGCGTCTATAGGTGGGCTGCTATCCATGACTATCTCCCCCTGTCAACTCACCAATAATCACAACCCGTCCCATCGATTTTCAGGGCCACAGTGCAGCACGCGGCAAGTACCAGAAATATACTCGATCTGATAAATCGCTGCCGTGATTCCACGCACTATCACTTGCTGTCCTTCCACGGCCAGCACCAGCTCGCTCACCAATATTTCAAAATCCATGTTTTTCCGCACTCCCGCTGTGCTGGCATCCTCGCTGATTTTTAATGCTGAGACAACGCCCACGCCTGGCACGCCATTCACGGTGATCGGCTCACCCATCACATCAACGGCTACTTCCGTTGCCGAATCAAAACTCTCCCAAAAAGCTCCCATACCGTTACGTAACGGTCAACTGCCTGTCATAACCCTTCCGCTAATATCTCAGCGCGGAGCATGATGGTTTCATAGCTCGGCTCATGCAGCAGACCGCCACGATCGACATGCTGACACAAGCTCCGAGCCGCGACACCTACCGCCATAATCGCGTAGCGTTTCTCTGGACACTGACACACCTTCAGCGCCAACCGCATCTTTTCCCTCACCTCCAAACAGTTCGCATACGCGGCACTCAATTCATCTTTATCCATCACCGTTACGTAACGGTCAATAAAGCAAAGTGCCGGTAGATTTCTCTACCGGCACTATACCTAATCAATTACGTTATCGCAGAAAAATTAGAAGTTTGCGTTGGTCTTAATGAGCTGACCTGCATCTTCATCGATGATCTTCTCGATCGAATTAGAACGCACACGAACCATGTCACCACGGTTTTTGTCATCGCGGTATGTTTCCGTGAGGAACAAACCATTCGGTGTATCAGCTTCCCATGAAAGCGTACGACCTGCACCACCATTGGCGAAGTCACCAGACTGGACGTTGCCGACCCAGATGTGAGTGTTCGGCCAGATCGAAGCGGTAACGATTGTGTCCTTAGCGCGATTGCTGGTGGACTGCACAGCAGCACCAATCATCAGTTTCAAGGTGCCACCGCTTTCTTCACCGAAGATGCGCTCCACGTCAGCTTTCTTGATAACCTTCACGGCATCATTGTTGCTACCGTAGATGTATGCTTGCAGCAGTTTGGAGCGACGCACGTAGTTCCACACGGCCAGCGACATCACCATCGTATTCGCTGATTGTCCACGGGAGACAAGTGCGGCGATAGCGTTGATAATGTCAGCAGCAGGATCGACAGTCGCGGCGTTTGCAGCTAGGTAATTTACTGCGGCATCAACCTTGGTGAATACGGATTCATTGAAGGTCTTCGCCATCACTTGATTTTCAAAATCCATCTTGCAAGCACGGCCTACCAGTTTGGTAGTAGTCACTTCCAAGTCGAAGAAATCGGTCATCTCATCGGCTTTCGTGTCATCCACGCGCTCCTCCAGACCACGATCTTCGCATGTGTAAGAATCCCACTCATGCTTGCGAGTGATCTCATTGTATGAGCCACTGCTGTTACGCTTGGTATTGTCACGCATCAGAAGCTGACCCTTGGCTTTGCGCAGGATCGGGTATTCACCAGCACGCTTGCTCACGCCCAAAACGGGGAGAACTTCCTGACCGATGAAAAGTTTATCCACTCCACTTGCCTGCTCAATAAATGCGTTGAGCTCGCCACGACGAATTGCTGTTCCTTTCATAATAAAAAATTAGTTGAAATTGTTTGTTGTTAGATTTTAGTAATAGCAGACACGCACAATGTCACCGGCTGCGGAAGCACCATCATTAGGGCTAGAATCCACAACTACACCAATGACCGCACCAGCAGTCTTCTTGACAACGCGGCCATTGGCAAAACCTTCGATGGTGTCACCTGTGGCCAAAGCTGTAGCGTTACCCACAGTAGCGAAATGGATGCCAAACGTGCGGCACTGCACAGCTCCTTGCTCAACGTTTAAGTCACCATCTTTCGAAGTGCCGATAAAAGCATCCGTAGCGTCAGCCAAGGCCAGACCGCCAGCGATCACTTTTACACGAACGAAGTCCGCAGCATTTGCTGGCACCGCCCAAGGGAGAGAAATAATAGAATTATTGTTCATATTGTTATTTTTTGATTTTGAAAATAATTGGTTAGAATGATATTAGCCAAGGTTACGCTCACGCAGCGAACTCAAGTGTTTCTGGTAACGAGTAGGATTTTCCTTCACAGCAAGCATGATGGCATCCGTTTTCGCTTTGCCAGCAGCTTCCAACTCCACTACGCGATCTTCAAAATCGGTACCAGCAGACTCATTGGCTCCCAGGACGCGAGGAACGAACCCGCCCTCACTGCCTGCACTGAACTCAACGGTCGTGCCAGTGAGTTGTTCGAACTCTTGGAGAGCTTCAGCCATCGCAGCATTCTCGAAAGAGAGTTGCTCGTTTATTTCTTCAAGCTGAGTAATGCGCTCATCGAGTGAGGCAAACGCGCTATCCAGTTCATGCTGTGCTTCACGCTCATCAGCTTCGAGGAATTTTGCGGAGAGATGACGGACGCACTGTTCCAGACGACCAAGCTCGGTATCAGGCACTTCGCCTTCCTCCTCCTCTTGTTCTTCTTCTTCCTCACCGTCTTCTTCGCCATCAGCGAATTCGTGAAGACTTTGTTGGAACGCATTAAATTCATTCCGTTGGACGGCTTGTTCATTCTTGATCGTGCCAAGCTCGGTAGCAATGCCAGTAATCAAGTCCTTCAATTCTTTGAGATCATTTTCCATATCATCCTTGTTTGTGTCGTCAACTTTACTGCTAAACAAGCCACTCGGATTAGCCGCCGGAGAGGAAACGAGATCCACGGAAATCACATCGTTGCAGCGCGCATGTTTACGACCGCCGATCAATTCATCCTTGCCGGTGAAGGAAGCAGATAATCCAACATTTTGAGGCATTTTTTCTGCCATCTCCATCGCGTGATCGTAACGCTCATGGCTCTTAAGAAGATGCCAATCGGCCTTTAATTTCTTGCCCTCGATGCGGAAGTTTTTTAAGTAACCATTCACGGCATCAGCACCAGTTTTATGATTCCACTTTACCGATACCTGGCCTTTCTCCACGCACTTCTCAAACATCTGCATCACCGTGGTATCATCCACCTCCAGATCGTGACCGCGTGCAGTGACACCGCTTGTGATAATGCTCACACCGCGCACGATGCCAGCCGCCGTATCTACCCCCGCACTCTCTAATACCTGATCGAAAAAAATCGTTGTTTTTGACATACCGTTGCGTAACGGTCAACCCACCAAAAAAAATGGCTGCCCAGCAGTGTCCCCCGGAAGTGCGGTCGGAGTGACGTGCTGGGCAGCGTTGGTGTCAGGCGCATCTGCGCCCGAAGTCTTTCAGAAATTATTTCGGCTTTACCGCAGTTTCTACAATGGTGCCATCGCGTTTGAAAACCTTCACGACAGGAGTAGCAGCCTTAACTGCCACCTCCAAAGGGGAAGGAGTGCCTACCACGATAGGAGCCGGTGCAGTTGCTTTTTCTGGTTTGACGGATTTGGTATCTTCAGTAGTGCTCATTTTGTTAGTGTATTTCTTTTAGTTTATCGTTGCACCGTTACGTAACGGTCAACTGTTCCATTAGCCGCGTATGATCAATTTGCCCGCACGATTGAGCAAGCTAGAGCCAGCACCAATCATCGCTCGCCGCGCACCTGGCACAGCAGCCGCGACAGCTCCCGCACCTAACAATCCCGCACCAGTCACCTTTCCGATTTTCTTTTTGTAAGCCATCGCCATGTCATCAGGATTCGCCGCCACACCAGAGATGAATTGCCCACCATCATTGCGGCTGCGATCGGCGAAGTTTTTTACCCGCAACCGAGCAAAGAAATCTTTCTTCTTCGTCGCTGGCTGTATCACCGGCACCAACTCGCTGATGGAAATATCGGCCCCGTAGGTAGGCTCATCATCGCGCTCATTCACAGAACGATTGCGGATCTTGTAGCGCACCGTCGCCGTGCCCTCTTTCGCCATCGACATCAAGGAACCATCCTTAACCCCACTGACATAAAGCGAGGGAGCTGAAGAACCACAAAGACTAGGGTAATCGCTGTTCTCATCGCGCTCTAACGAAATGAATTCCCGAGTCTTCAATTTTTCTGCGAAATTACGCATTTTTCGTGCCAGATACTTTTTGTTCATAACGGGAAAAGTTACTTTTCTTAGCGGCGGATGTTCGCACCAAAGTAGCTATCGCGGTTCAATTTCTCACCGCTCATCTTGGTTCGCTTGATATGCTCGGTGTAAGGAGTGCCGAAATTTCTTCCTTCCAAACGCGAGCTCAATTCATGCACAGCATTCTCCAGCGACGATAGACCCACTAGCTTTCGACCTTTGCCAATCACCTTCATGATCCCGCCTTTGGATTTCTCCAAAATCTCACGACCACCTTTCATTGCTTTGCCTTTTAATCCCGCACGGAAAGCAGGGTCTTTCATGCTACCGTAGCCAGACTGCACGCCTTTTTTCGCACTGGTATAACCAGACTGCACCGAGCTTTTTGCCTTGCCGTAGCCAGACTGCACCGCACGTTTCGCGTCACGACCCGTCTGCTTTGCCGCATCGACATACTCGTTGCCAGGAATCGAGTCACCAACAACTCGGCGCAATTTAAGATTCCCCATATACGCTTTGCCACCTCGGTACGCACCGTAGCCAGCAGCACCAGCACCCACGGCAATCGCGCCGTCACGACCGATGTTACGTTCGCCATCTTGCGCAGCCAGACCATACATTTTGCCACGGCCTTTGGAAATGCCAGAAGCAGCCTTGCGCAGCAGGCTAGAAGATTTTGCCATCACATTTCCAGCAGCATCGCGGAGCTGGCCTTTTGCCGCACCGGGGAGAGATTTGATTTTTTTCTTGGATGCCTCAATCGCTTGAGCACCAGCCTTTTTATACATGCCCTTACGCGCTACGAGTTTGCCGTAATCATCCACCGCACCCGCCGAGTTGATCACTTTATTACGAATCGTCTTGCCACCACGGTAAGCACCGTAGCCAGCAGCCCCCGCCGCCGCACCGCCAGCAATAGTCTGTGCAGCGCGCTGGTCAGCGTCATCGGTGAAATGTTTCAAGCGAGAATCCAGTCGAGCTGCCAGTGAGTGAAGTTTACTATGTTGTTTCATAAATAATTTTGCTATGCACTTTTAGTTTCTGTCAACCTTCACGGACGGAGCCGCCACACCGCCGTTACGGGAGTGATACCCTCCGCTGGCAGTCGCCGCTTTTGATGCCGTCTTGCCCATCGCTTTGCCTTTCCGCATGGCACGGCCACCAGCCAGCCCCGCGACCGCCGCCGCCGCTACTGCACCCTTCCAGAGCTTGCGCTCGTTCTCCGCTTTCTCATGCCAGCGCTTGTCGCGGCGATCGCGCTTGCCAGCACCAGGAGCGAATACCCGCGCCGATCTGCCGCGAGGATCCCGCACGTCCCAACCAGCATCGTAGGCCGTGTCATCGAAGTGAAACACACTAGATGCCGGTGTGGAAAATTCCTTGTTCAGCACGCGGCGGCTTTGGTTGTTTTTGCGAAAATTATCCACGACGCTTCCCGCCATCAATCCACCCACACTGCCGATCAATGCACCTTGCTTCATCCCCATTCCTTTTCTTCCTCGCAGCGCGCCGACAGCAGCACCACCGACGAGGCCAGTGTATCGCCCAGCATTTCGCTTCGCCACTGCCTTGCCACCTTTTTCTTTCTCGGGGCTGACATGCACCTGTCCATCATAGCCGACACGATGAATAACTTTATCTCCCCATCCATCTTTGAATTCAATCACCCGCGCCGCCGGAGTAGCGTAACGCGCACTCATGTCGAAGGTATCAGGCATCACGCTGTTGACTTTTCTTTTCACGTAATCACTTCCTTTCCGGAATCCACGATCCACTTTGCCACCAGGGTTCTTCTTGATGTGTCGTGCACCAATTAGCAGACCGCCACCGATCGCCGCCGACTCTACACCTTTACGAAACCATGATTTTTCCCACTCGCGCTTTTTCTTGCGACCGCTGGCATCCACCTCACGCGGCTTGCCACGCAGCACCGCCACGCTATCCTTAGCCAAGGCCCCGCCGCGATTCGCCACCTTGCGGATTGTACCAGCCTTATTGACTGCGGCTCTCACTACCTGAGCGTGCATCACCGGCACATCGGCAACAATCGGACGACCTTCCGTATCTTTTTTATAATAAGATTTCTGATAGCCTGCTGCTGTCTTGAGAGGATTCGCATACTGGTTCGTGGAGACATCCTTGAGCTGCTCTTTTCCTCCAAAATGATAAACGCTAGATGCTGCCGTGGTGAATACTTTCTTTTTCAAAACGCCACCGATATTTTTGCCCCAACGCGAAAACGTCGGCACGTAGTCTTTCACTACTTTCTTTGCACGATCGCCCACTTCATCGATCACGGCCGCCGCGACTTTCTTCGGCTCATACTGTTTTTTCAAACTGCGGATCGAGTGAACGCCGTAAGCACTGGCACCAATGCCAGCCGCCCCAGCTCCCACGGCCGCCGCCGTGCGCATGTTTTCATGAGCGGTGGATTTCTCTTGCCATGGTTTGCTGGCAAACTCAAACACCCGCGATGCTGCGGTAGATGCACCAAAGCTCGCGCTCTGCAATTTCTCAATCTCAGCACGCCGACGCGGATTACTCACCGCGCCATAAATGCCGCCCAATGCTGCGCCCACTCGCGCACCTTTGTAGCCGCTCGCGCCGCCATGAAGCTGTCCACCTAAAAAAGCACCAGCCGCCGAGCCCACAATCGCATTGTTCAGCCGCGCCCCACGGAGCTTCTTTTTCTTTTCGTCAGAAATTTCATTCGCCATACCGTTACGTAACGGTCAACCGTGAGGGTCATCACAAAAAAGATGGAGAGGGGCGGGGGGTATAGGCACTCTCATGCCACCCCCTACTGCGCTCTTGCGCATCGCCCACAACTTTTACGGGTCAATCATCCGTGTCACCTAATGGCAATTCGGGGTGAGGTTCTACCCAAGAACTTTCAGCGCGGAGTTTGTCTTTCACTCCATGCACTAGCGTATCGATCACCATGCTGTCATGCACACTGATGGTCAACGAGTGCGAGATCTTCACGCGGATGGAATCTCATGACGACATGAGAATGCTTTCAGCCGCTCCCGCATGGGTGGCATTGTGGACTTCGGAGCCCAACCAGCGGGAGGCATGATGGAGAACCATTCCCGGGCATCGTTTTCGTCCACAATTTCGCGGTAGTGGCGGAAGATCATTTTCGGGGAGTTGCCTGCCTCCAGAGAGGTTCTTGCGACATCGCCAGTCTCTGCTACCCGATAGCTGATGAACGGGTGTCTGAGGGCATTCTGACGCCAGCCACCCGGGATCTGTGCTTTCACGGCAGTATCACCCAAGGCACCGGAGTAGTCGTTGATGGTGAGTATCGGACCCGTATCTTCTCGCCATGGGGCGAGCCATGCCTTGAGGTTCTCGGAGAGTGGCACCAGTCGCCGTGCGGCGGTCTTTGCTTTGCTTCCAGCGATCTCGATGTGTCCTCGATCCCACTTGATGTCCTCCCAGTCCAGTCTCGCGATTTCTGCTGACCGGATGCCGGCGAATCCGCCAATGGCAATCAGAGGTAGGAGCGGGAGGGCAATGAGCTGATGGTGCGTTTTTCTTCGTATTCATGGTCGTTTGTGCGTTGGTATGTTGACCGTGGTGACGCAGGGTGCGCGTTCCTATACGGCCATTTTGTGTGAAATCCGTGTGGAATTGCTGGAATTCTGTCGCGGATCTCAAGGGAATGTGAGCCCTGACCAGCAGCAGCCAGCTCCCCGGAAATCCGGTTATGCTGGCATGTCGGCTTTGAGTTCTCATTCATCTGTCACACATCTGCCAGATTGGTGCCTTCGATCAATGTCTTTTTTCGCATGCATAGACAGCGTTCCAAACTCTAGCTCTATTTTTCATAATCACTGGACCCAGAGATTTGCTTTTGGAACTCGCGGAATCACTTTTTTGCTTTACTAACATCCAATGTGGGTATAGGACATTCTTGCGCTTTGTCATCAAATAAATGAATGTAACGTAGGCCGGAACAAGCATTTGATTGCTAGTATACCAGCTTTGAATCACCCTGATTACGTTTTGATAGGGGCGATTGGCATGGAGAATTTTGCTGAACCTCGCATGAGAAAAATATTCGAAAGTGGCCGCCCCCCATTTCAATCTTGACTTCAATCTCATGATTAACTATATCCACTTGTTACCAAACAACAAACATTTATTAAAACATCAAAGTGCGAAAACTATGAATTCCAATTCAAAGAAAGGCAAAATTCGGCCGGATGGCTTGCGAACTTCCATTGCCTGTGTAGTATTTCATTTACCGACATTATGAATCAGAATTTTGAGCAAATACTCGTACCTCAACTTCTGAAAGACATTGAGCGACCATACAATATTCTTTTAAAATACCCAGGGTCTGTTCCTGACGAGGTGTTCAAATTGACAAAAAAAATTGATTCGGTATCTGCTAAAATTGCCGATTATCATCAAATTAAATTGAACCAAGCAGAAGGTGAGACTGAATCCTTAATTGATGCGGTTGTGACGGAAATCAATTCATTGCAAGCAAATCGCCGGAAAAAAAAGTTAGTTCGCTTACTAAATCTCATACAAGTACTAGGAGAAAGAAAAAAATCATTACTCGAGTGTCTCAATAAACGCCTAGAAACTATGACAGATCTTGTGTATGGAAGGCCGCCTGGTGATAACATCACCGAAGATTGGAGGGAACAGTTATAGTCACTTGGTGTCGAGTCTGACTCATTTCACCGAGTCGATCTGGTATTGCTTCCGCAGCGTATCGAGAACAGCAGCGGCATCGTAGAGGAAGAAACGATTCCCGAGTTGCAGGTAGGGAATTTTGCGCTTGCGCGTCCAGTCGTCGATGGTGCGAGTGCTGACCGACAGACGCTTGGCGAGTTCTTTCTTTTTGATCAGAACTGGAGCACTTGTGATGGTGGCTACCGATGTTTCGACCGGGTGGCTACTATTCATTGTGGTGTGGTTCGTTGTGATTACAGCTTTCATGGTTACGCATGGATAAGAATGTCAACGAATGGCCTCTCTGTTTTCTTCCTGCGCAATATTGCTCGCCTTGTGAATATCGCGACGAATGCCATCACGCGCTTCAAACAACGCCGTGCGGTATTGCGCCACACTGCGTTCTAAAATCTTATCTAGCAAATCATCTTCCATACACTCATTCTTTACCGTCAACCGTTACTGCAAAATGCTTTGCGCCGTGGCGTAATCCACGCCGTAAACACTCACCAAAGTATTGCGCGCCGTATCACGATCGATCTCGCCTTTGCCCACACTCGCCAATAGATCGATGATCTGTTTCGCGCCCTTATCGCCGATCTCGCCAAACAATCCAGGCGGCGGGGGAGGGGTGTCGCTAACGCCGCTTTTCGCTTTCTCCATCGCCGATAGCAACTCGGTAGGATTCCCCAAGCTCTGCACCAGTAACTCAAGGGGGACGCCATCACGCACAGCGATCTTTTTAAGAAGCTGAATCTCCGCACTGGCCTCGTTCGCTAGGTCGGCAAAATCACTCCCTAACTCAGCCGCCCACTTGGTGCGAGTTTTCACGCCATACTGCACCATCGTCGCATCGGCTTGTACCTGATGGCCTACATCGCCGGTGATCGTCGGTCCAAATTGCCAGTTTCCTTTGTTCCAGTTTTTCGTGGCACGGATGTCTTTCTTGGCAATGCCGATCAGCAATACCCGCTTTTTCACGCGCTCCAGTAGAGTGTTGACGATGATCTCCTGCCAACGACGAAACGTGCGCTGCGCTTGTTGCACTTCCAGACGTGCGGTGACACCGCCAAAGCTCGCCATGTTATAGACA